CTGCGCGAGGGGGTTGGTAGAGTTACCGACCGTGCTCCCCGAGTGGGAGACATTCCCCCGTAGCTCAATTGGCAGAGCATTCGACTGTTAATCGAAGGGTTATTGGTTCGAGTCCAATCGGGGGAGCGGTTGAGGGGGTCAAGTCCCCACAAATGTACCCACAAAGACACAAAGGGCGTCCACCGCGGTGGACGCCCTTCGTGTGCCTGATCAGTTGCGGCCACGACCAGCCCACTCGTCGAGGTCGGCTCGAGCGATTCGCGAGTTGGATCCAAAGCTGCGTTGGCTTGCTTTCAGTTCTCCAGATGCGCAAGCCCGCACGATGGTCGTGGGAGAGACGCCAGTGTGCTCTGCCGCTTGCCGTGTCGTGAACCAGTACCTGTAGTTGAGTGGGTCGGGATCGCCAGGTAGCCGGACCACCACCGGCTCGGCGCGAGGCGCCGGCTGAGTGCCGGCGTAAGCTTCTAGCGCTGCTGCCGCGGCCGTTAGTGCTGCTGCAGCGGTTCGAGCCTGCGCGGAATCAGTGAACGTGGACGTCATGTCGATCTCGATTAGACCCTCGCGAAGCTCGATCGTGAACCCCGGCCCGCGGACGTTGAAGTTGCTCATGGGGGAGGGTCTCACCGCCTCCTCGGATACCCCTCGCGGCCCCATGAGTCTGTCGCGGCGGGTCGGTGAAGCAGGAGCGCCTCGATTTCGGCTACGTCCTCTGCTGTGAAGTACCAGGTCTCCGCGCGCCTCGCGTTTGGTCGGCGGTGCGGCCAACAAGGAAATCGGCCGCTGAGTCGAGCCCGAACCTCTCCGTTCGTCAGGCCAGTGCGTTCGGCAAGGTCGCTGATGGAGTACCTAGGCTGCATGGTCCGATGGTGACTTGAGCAGTCGGGCGGGCACGGAAGGGGTCGGGCTTCGTCTGCTCGGGTTACCCCACACGTCGGTGCCCCCGCTTCACGCGATCGACCCGTGTCGGCGGGACCTTGCGTCCGCGATATCTCGCGACGAACCCAGCGAAGTCCTCCTCGGAGACCAGCCACTGGCGGCCCACCTTCGTCGCCGTGATGGTCTGTGCCGCGCACATGCGCCGGACAGTGTCGGGTGTGAGGCGCAGCCTGGCCGCCACCTCGGGCGTCGTGAGGAACTCCATGGGCTCGATCATCCGCCAGCCGTGCCTCGGGGTCGGCGATTCGTCGGGGACTTCCTCCGCTGCACTCATGCGCAGAAGATGAGGCAGTGACTATCGACTTGCCGGAACGCCTCACCGTAGAAGAGGTCGCCGCCATCACCCGCGAGTCCGCGTTCACCATCCGCAAGCGGTGCCGCGACGGCGTCCTGCCCGCCGCGAAGCATGGTCGCTCCTGGTGGATTCTTCGCGACGACCTCAAGCTCTACATGCGACCGACCAACACCCAGCCAGAGGATGAGGGGCGGTCCAAGTTCCTCACCGCCGACCAGAAGCGTCGCCAGCAACGGTCTCTGTAGGCCCCAGGCGCAGAGGTGCTACCAGCGGTACGCCGACTCACCATGGCCTGTGTCGTCGCCGGGCGGGCGGTTCGCTGGTCCGCCCGTCGTCGCGGTGCTGTGGTGGCCGCGTCCGACGTACTCTCGCGTCTCGTCGGCGTGCACGACGACGAGCTGAGGGTCGGCGCCCGCCTCGAGCAGCAGCGCCGAGATGTGCAGGTCGCCGGGGAACTGGGTAGCGGGCCGAGCGAGGAAGTCGCCGAGCGCCCGGCCGCAAGCCAGCGCCAGGAGATCCCCGCGGCCGCCGGCGAGCTCCTGCAGCTCGGCCACGGCCACGGCTCGATCGACGTAGGCGCGCGCGAGCCGGCGCGCCGTGGTGCTGAGCCGGATCTCGAGGTGCTGGTCGTCGGTCAGCCTGCTGCGCGCCATCAGGACCGCCGCGCAGCAATCAGGCGCCAGCCGGCGGGCAGCTGCTGTTCGAGGAGGATCACCCGGTCGAGGCTAGGTGCGAGGTCCGACGTTGTACGCAGTCGGCGCGTCGTGATCTGGCGAAACGTTCACGCGTGGCGGTCGCGAGCCCTACGGTTGGCGCGGCGGTTCCGTTGCGCATGGCGGTGCCGTCGCCGACGCAGGTGCGATTCCCGAGGTCGTTTCTGCTGTCGTGGATGCGGTCCGTCGTCCCGGTCAGACACTGGTGAGGCGGCGGGCCGCGCTCCGAAAATGCCGAGCTAGGGTGCTGCCGTGGGGTGGGGGGCCCTAGGCGCGTTGGTGTCGATGCTGCGCGCGAGCACGTGGCGCCGGTCCATCCAATGTTCCCGACAGGCGCCGGTGCGCGCGTCCCAGAAGTCGCACAACAGCAGCTCTACCGTCTCGTGTGTGGCGAAGGCCGGGACCGGTTCGTCGACCCCTTCGGACCATTGGCACAGTACCCAGACCGGCCGGGGCTGATCCAGCGCACGGACGCCGCGATCCGGTCTGGGCGACTGGTTCAGAAGGGCACTCACCACCGGACCCTAACCCGCCGCAGTCACCCGGTGGGGATGCCTCAGGCGATTGCTTCGGGCTCGGTTTCGTCTGCGAACGTCGGGCAGGCACGGGAGGCTGGCGGGAGCGGGATCACGGCTGGGGGCGCGAGCCACGCCTGCGCGGCCAGGATTGGTCGGTTGCGGACGAACTTCTTCTCCACCCAGTGCTCGCGACTCTCTCCGGAGCGGGGGTCCCAGAAGTCGCAGAGGACGAGATCGCCGGCACGGTGCGTGGCCACGGCCGGCACGACCTCCTTCACGCGACCGTCGCTGTGGTCCCACAGGCAGGCGACCCACACGGGACGCGCGCGCGGCAGCGTCAAGATGCCGGCCGTCGGCGCAGGACGCTGGTTGAGGAGCAGACTCACTGCCTCAAGGTAGGCGCCCTTCCCTGAATTCGCATCAGGACCCATGGCGCCGGGTGAGAATCGTGACTATCGCCAGAAGCGCCCCTCCCGCCGTGCTGGCGGGAGGGGCGCGTGTGACCGTTCTAACGGCCTCCCCCAGCCAGGTAGGCCGACAGGGTGTGGATGGCGTGCCGGTCGAGGTTGTGCCGGTTGCGATCGTAGCGGGCGGTCAGGCGCGGGTCGGCGTGGCGGGCGAAGGTCTGCACGTCGCGGAGGGGCACGCCGGCGTCGAGAGCGTTCGTGATGGACGCGTGCCGCAGCTCGTGCGGGAGGACGCGCCTGGCGATCCCGGCGTGGCGGGCGACCCGCTCGACGAGCTTGCGCAAGGAGCCGGCGTTGATCGGCTGGTCGTCGTGCCAGGTGCGCAACAGCAGAGGCCCACTGGTCCGTTCTCCGGCGGCCATGTCCAGCGTGCGGAGCACGGAGACCGGGAGCGGGATGGTGGCGGCCTTGTTGCCCTTCCCGACAACTCGCAGCACGCGGTGGCCGCGGACCTCATCGGCGAAGTCCTCGATCTGCACGGCGCACGCCTCGTGGTTGCGCAGCGCGAGCATGCCGAGCAGCTGCATCGCGGCGCCCTCGGTCGGCGACATCCGCTGCGCGGTGAACAGCATCGCCATGAGCTCGGAGCGGTCGAGTCCGAGCCGGCGGGTGGCGTCCCTGTCGAACTTCGGGCGACGCACGTGCGCGGCGGGGCTCTTGGTGATGTAGTCGTCGATCTCCGCGAACCGGTACAGGCCGATGACGACGCCGAGGTAGTGGTCGACCGTCGAAGCCATGAGCCCGCGGTCCTCGAGCGAGCGCGCCCAAGCCTCCAGGTGGGCGCGGTGAGCGTCGAGCGGTTCGACGCCACGCTCACGCAGCCACGTGTACAGCAGGCCGATGGTGGTGGCGTAGTTGCTGGCGGTGGGCCCGGAGTAGCGGGCGAGGTAGGCCAGGGCGGCGAGGTCTGACGGTGCGAGCGTGCCGCGGTCGTCGTGGGCTGGGAAGTGGGTAGCGTGACGCATAGCGTCCCCCGATCGTGTGTGCGATGTGGTGGGCGTCAGGGGCCGTCTGGAGCTGCAACTCTGGGCGGCCTCGCCCGTTGGAACGACGACTGTACGGCCGCGCGGCGCTGAAGGCAACGAATCCCAGCGGTGTGACCCGCTCACGGATACCCTCGTGCGATGGGCAGTGGCAGGTACTGGTCGAAGCACCCCAAGAAGGAGCTTGAGGCACTTCTTGGTGAGTTTCACGACGCGGGCTGGCGCATCGAGGATCCGCCCGTCTACTATCACGTCCTGTGCCCATGTGGAAACCACCAACGGTGGATCCACCTCACGCCGAGCGGAAGCCGGTACGTGCGTAACGCGCTAGCCTGGTTGTACCGCCAGCCGTGCTACGAGGGTTCGAAGGAGGAAAAATGACCACCGAGCTTGAGCTTGAAGCTCACTTCGTTCTCACTACGGTCGAGGACGTCGACACGATCCAGAAGCACGTCAGTCTTGTCATGGAAGAGCTGGTCAAGCTCAGCCACACCGACTGCGGCATCTCCGACCCCGCCGTCTCCCTCGACCTGAGCGACAACACCGTCATCATCGAGGTCATCGCCTTCGGCGACGGCTTCGACGAGACCGTCACGATGGCCGACTCCTGCATCCGTAGCGCCATCCACTCGGCTGGCGGATCCACCCCGACCTGGAATGTGGAGAAGCGTTCCCAGCGAGCCGAGCTGGTCACCGCCTGAGGTTTCCAGAAACACGAGAACGCCCCCGCTCCATCCGGAGCGGGGGCGTTCTGCTGTACGCGGCAGGTGTGCAGTTACGTGGTCGAGTGCTGGGGTCAGGTGAGCTCGACTATGAGCTGGCGGAGCATGGCGAGACGCTCTGCGCCGAACTCCGCGCCAGGGCTTACTTCCCACCAACCCTCGTCGGCGAGGTCGGGGTCGTCCACCCAGTTGTCCGACTCGAGGCAGCGATACCCGCCTTCGGTCGCGTCGATGCCGCGGGTGATCTCGTCCAGGCGCGCGAGTGCTTCTGCTCGGGTCATCATTCGCTCCAGTCTGCACCGAGCCCGAAGGCGGTGACCTCGAGGTCGAGGTGGGACACACCGAGGGCGAGCAGTGCGTCGCGGGCGCGGTGCCAGTCGACGTCGGGGACCTGCTCGCACAGCTCCTGGATGTAGGCGACGGCGTCGGATGGGGTCATGGCTCTCTCCTGGGGTTGATCAGACGGTGGGGGCGGTGGCGAACTTGGGCTGGACGGCGGCGGCGACCGCGCGCTCGGCGCGGCGATCGACGGCGGCCCGCGCGAAGTGCAGGAAGTCGTTGGACACGATCCTCGGGTCCAGGAACGGGCTCTCGGGGCTCTTCTCGAGGGCGGCCTCGAAGGAGATGAGGCCGTCGATGCCGTCGGGCCGGCCACCGAGCCACCAGTTCTGGCGACGACGTGCGCGCTCGTTCGCGGACACGACGGACTCGCCGACGGCGTGAGCGTAGGTCAGGCCAGTGCTGAGGGTGTAGGTGTACGGGCCGCTGCCGGTGGGCCCGGACGCGACGGTGACGTCCTCGGCAGAGTAGCCCGACCCGATGGTCAGCTGGTTCGTGCTGCTGAGGGTCAGCTGGCTGCTGGTGACGAGCGTCGTCGCGCCGGCCGCGGCGGCGGTCTGCACCGTGGCGTACATGGCGCTGAGGCCGCGGGGTGGGATGTCGGTCCACAGGATGCGAGGCACCCCGAGGGCTCGGAGTCGGGAGTTGACCGAGAGCACGTCACCGACGAAGGCGTTGAAGCTGGCATCGGAGAGGCCGTTGGTGCCGACCGAGCAGAACGCTCCGTCGAACTGGATGCCCGTGAGGTCGAACCGGTTCCACAGCGTGGCGAGGTAGGCGCTGGAGCCGTACTCGCCGATGGTGGTCGAGCCGACGGCGAGGCTGGTGACGGTGAACCCACCGAGCTTGCCGGCGGCGAAGGGCCAGCTCTCGTGCGGCAGGGACCCGATGCCGGACTGAGGGAACCCGGGTGTCGGGCTGGTGGTCAGGCCCAGCGCGTTGGAGTCGCCGATGACGAGGAAGTGCCGTCCGCCGCCCTCGGTCTCGTACTCGATGGCGACGTCGAGCAGACCCTGCAGCGTGAGCGTCGCGCCCGCCATGGACGCGTCGAGAGCCTTGCCGTTGCCGGTGGCGCGATAGACCTGGAAGCTATCGCCGTAGGCGACACCGGAGCCGACAGCGGCGTTGAGGTGGCCCCAGGAGATGACCTTGCCGCCGGCGGCGGGGTCGATCTGGTCGGCCGCGGTGTAGTTCTTCGGCGCCCACACCCAAGTCCCGTTGGTGGGGACGTTGAGGCTGCCGCCGCTGATGCTCTTGAGCGCGCCCGTGCAGTCGCCGGCCCAGCGCGCGCCCGACGCGGCGCTCGTCGCGAAGACGGGGCTGCCGATGCCCACGTTCGTGATCTGCACGGGGGTGTCAGGGATGACGGAGGAGCGGCGGTTGGCGTTGGCGAAGCCGATGCGCCACCACACCGTGCGTCGCGGCGTCTGCACCAGGGTGCGGATCGCGTAGTCGAACGCGGCGGTGCTCGACTTGAGGTTCGGGGCAGAGAGCGGCAGGAACGCCCGCTGGTTCGGCGGGTAGGCGACCGCGTTCATCTCGGCCAGCCGCTTGCCCGTGACGTCCTTGACCTCCTTGGGCAGGTCGAGAAGGCCGACGCGCCCGTTCAGGCGCGTGGACCGGCTCACGAGTTGTCCGTTCCGGTGATGACGACCGAGATGGCCGACGCGGTCCCCGACAGGGCGCTGACCTTGTCGCCGGGGCCGAGCATGGCGCCGACGAGCTCGGTGAGGTTGGTCGAGTCGCCGGCCGCCAGGGAGTAGGCGTTGACGATCGTGACGGTTGACCCGCCAGCCTTCGTGACCGTGACGGTCAGCGTGGCCGCCGACGCAGTCGTGTTGCAGGCGACGGCCGACTTGATGATCGCGGCTCGGTTCGTGGCCGGCGCGACGAGGTCGGACGACGCCGTCCCGAGCGACGCGGCGGCGAGCACCCGCGGCAGCATCGAAGTGGCGGCGAGAAGATCGGACGATGCCATGTCAGCCTCCAAGGGCGATCGAGAGAGCGACCGATCGTCCGGTCGCGATGGACTCGACGGCCTTGCGTCGAGGATCGTCGGGCGTGGTCAGCCCGTCGAGTTCATGGGCAGAAAGTGGAGTCGCGATCGCGTCCACGAGCTGCTGTGCGGTCGGCTCGCCCTGCAGGCCGGCGACCTTGTTCACGCCGCCTGCGGGACCGGTCGCGCCCTGCGGGCCTGCGGGCCCTGGCGGGCCGACGCGCAGGTCGACGAGGGTCGAGTCGGTCGCCGTGGCGCGGATCTGCGGGGCGAGGTTGACGACGCCGTCCGGGCCCGCCTTGTCGGCAGCGATGCGCACGTCGAACTCGATGGTCGGCTTGGTCGTGAACAGCGCGACGTTCTTCGCGCGGACGAGCTGCACGACGAGTGTGTGGGTCTTCGCGTCGGCGCCGGTGACGTGGCCACTGAGGTCGGCGTTCGTCAGGTCGACCGTGCGCAGCGTGTTCGTCGCGCTGGCACCGTCGCCCTCCCAAGCGATCCGCCCGCCCGCCTTGATGACGCCGACCTTGGGCGCGTTGTGGAGAGTGGCCTGCTTGCCGTTCTCGTCGGTGTAGACGAGCCGGTCGACGACGGGGACGAGAAGGACGGTGCCCTCGTCGGCCCAGATGACATCGGGGTCGTGGTCGGTGTCGGCGGGCGTGTCGTCGGCGAGCTGGCCGACGCGCCAGTAGACGTCGATCAGGGGGAGGTTGACGGCCATGGGTGCTCCTGGGTTAGTCCGTGCCGTCGGTCCACGGCGCGATGGGCGAGAGGTGCGGGTATCGACGCGCCAGGAACTCCTCGGGCGTCTCGTTGAGGCGGGCGCGCATCCGGGCGATGACCGCGCGCAGGACGGCGGTCACGGGTCAGTCCGCTCGCGGCCGTCGAGCGAGTGGTGGACGTAGTGCCAGACGTCCTGTCCATCTCGGCCGGTCAGGCATTCAGCGGCGGGTCCGCAGATGCACGCGTCGCCGTTGAGGATGTGCTCGAGCGCGTCGTCGACCGGGGCCGTGTGGATGCCGGTCGGGTCGGAGTAGCAAGCCCACTGCGTCTGCACAGGTCAGCCCTTCGGCTTCTGGGCGTTGCTGATGCGCTCCACTCCGATCGCGGTGACAACGCAGGTCACCGCAGCAATACGCCACTCTGCTGCCGTCGGCAGGTCGCCGCGCAGCAGCGTGGGCGCGAGGAGCGTGAGACCCGGCAGCACGAACGCGAGCACGGCCTTGCGGCGGCGCGCGAGCCACGCGACCAGCCCGCGGATCGCGGCGATGAGCCGGTCGAGCGCGTAGGCGCCCGGCCGGCGGTGCTCGCTCACTTCCCGCCCCGCTCGGACAGCGCCTCGCCGAGCTCGGTGACGACCTGGCCAGCGAGGTCGTTCGGGAGCTGGTCGAGGATCTCGCGCGCGATGGCCTTGGCGTCGACCTCGACGTCGACCTGCGGAGCCTGCTTGAGCAGCGCGCGGACGCCGTTGCGGATCTCGCGGAGCATCGCGCCGCCGGGGCCGTCGCGGCGGACGCCCTCGCGGCCGACGGCCAGGTCCTTCGTGATGTCGACCAGGGAGGCGACGTCGGTGAGGAGCTTCTTCTGCTGCTTGTCGGTGAGTGCCATCAGGAATCCGTTCTCGAGGGGGGTGATGGTGAGGTTGACGTTCTTGACGGCCGCGCGGAACGCCGACATGTCGATGACGCGGCCACCGACGCCGGGGTCCCACTTCCCGGCCGTCGAGGACTCGGCGTGCGCGACGACGGCGCCGCGCGACCAGCCGTAGTGGTCAGCGACGGCCGCGACGCCGCGGTGGTAGGCGTCGAGCTGCTCGCGCGACCAGCCCTCGCTGCCGGAGTTGATGGCCTCCCAGCCGATCGACTGCGTGTTGCCGTCCCCGGCCCGGATGAACCCGGCGTCGCGCGCGGGGCCGGCGTGGTTCGCGCGACCGGCGGCGACGACGTAGATGACCGGCGGCCCGTCGACGGTCTGGCGGCCGAGCGCGAGCTGGCAGAGCGGGCCGGGCAGCTCCGGGGGGAAGCCGCCGACGAGGACGCGCTTGACGTAAGCGAGCTCCTGAGCGCGGTTGCTGGTGCCGTGCGCGCCGGTGTGGTGGACGACCTGCCCTCGAGGCGCGAACGGTCGCGCGGGTCGGTTGCGGGTCTTCCAGCCGGGCACCTCGACGACGGGCAGGCCGGAGGATCGGCACGCCTTCGCGAGGTCGGTGAGGAGCAGGTCGCTCATGGTGGTGCCCTCCTGGGGTCAGCTGCGGTCGATGTGGCGGTCGAAGCGGTCGGTGAGGCCGTCGAGTCGGTGGTGCAGAATCTTGAAGCCACCGGCGGTCTCGGCGCGCATGACGTCGAGGTCGTCGCGGAGGTTGGTGCCGTGGCTGTTGCGCACCTGATGCAGGACGGCGTCGATCATCTGGCGGAACTCCTCGCGCTCGGCGTTCTGCTCGGCGCGCGCCTCCTCGGCTTCGGTCTTCGCTGCGGCTGCAGAGTCGCGGGCATCTCGCAGGCGGGGCCCGAGTACCGCGGTGACGTAGGCGGCGGCGACGATGCCGAAGGCGCCCAGGATGGCGATGATGATCTGGCCGCCGAGGGTGATGTACTCGCGTGAGATTGGGTCGGCGAGCACGAGAAGGTGGATCACGGGGTTGCCTTCCTGGGGGCTCATCACCGGGCCGCCGTCGCGGACCACGAGGCGGTGTGGGTTCGGTCGTTGGCGGCGTTGCGCTGGATGCGGAGGGTGAACCCGTCGGTGGTGACGTTGCGCCAGCAGGCGCCGACGAGGACGGGGTTGTCGACGTCTCCGATGGTGACGCTCACCTTGGGCGGGACAGAGAAAGGCGTGCTGAACAAGATGGGGAAGTCAGCCACGCCGTTGCCGGGCACTAGACCGGTGACGTCTCCAGCAAGGGGCGCGAGGCCCTTGTGGGTTCCGTTTCCCCAGATGGCCGCGCCCTCGTCGTACTTCGGGCCGTAGACGCGGGTGCGGAAGATGGCGGGATCGCCCGCCATGGTGTTGTCGGCCGGGAGTGCGGTCGAGCCGGTCGTGTCCTTGCCGGTGAGCATCATCGAGCGCCCGGCGCTGAGCGGCTCGGCCCGCTTGTAGAGGGTCGTCGCAACTGAGGACTTGGGGTCGGTGTACCCGACCCAGACGTCGGCCCCACTCACTCCGGTGGGTGCTGCGGGGAGGGTGAGGGTGACGACGCGCCGGGCGGGGACCGCGATGGTCGCGTCCGGGGATGCTGCGGTGCTCTGTCCGGCGTTGGTGTCGGCGTAGCGGGCCGTCCAGTTCGTGTCGTTGGCGGGCCGGTAGTTGCCCCAGCGGGTGAGGGTCTGGTCGGCGCTCGTGGAGTAGAACCGACCCGCGTTGGCGCCGGTGGACTTCCATGCCGCGCCACCGGCGTTGATGGTCGCGGCGTCGATGTCGAAGCGGTGTGCCGTGTTCTCCGTCGACAGGGGAGCGCCACCGCCTGGCGTGCTCCATCCGGGGAAGCTCGCGAAGAGGTTGAGCTGGATTCCGGCTACCCACAGCTGCGGCGTACCGAAGTCGAAGGCGCTGATCGCGGCAGCGCGCAGGTTGATCGAGCCGGTGTAGGAGATGCGGTCAGCGAGGAAGGCACGCTCGGTGTATGTGCCGCTGGTGTCGTACCGGTAGGCGACGAGCCGACCGGGCTGAGCGACAGAGGCGTAGACGACGACGATGTCTCCGGTGGTGCCGTCCAGGCCGAGCGCGGGCGTGCCGTCGCAGCTGCCTTCCGCGACGAAGGTGGTGACCTTCAGCCGCGCGCCGGCGATGTTGTAGCGCGAGATGCGCCAGGATCGGGAGCCGGTGGAGAACGTCTCTCGCACACACAGGTACAGCGAGGAGCCGATGCGCAGGATTGAGGACACCTCGTTGACGAAGTCCAAGCCGTCGTCGGTGTTGACCCAGCTGGTCACGACGCCGGAGGTCGAGACCTTCTGCACCGCGATCCGCTTCTGCGAGGAGTTCCACAGCAGCCGCAGCCAGGTGGAGTCGACGGTGTCCCACGTGATTCCGCGCTGCACCCAGCCGGGCGGTGGGGCCGGCCAGTCGGTGGTTGCCTCGGGCGAGACCGCGAGCGATGGCGCCTGATCGGGGTTCGGCACGCCGTTCTCGAGGATGGTCTGCGAGCCGGTGCCGAGCAGCAGCTCGGCGACGATCCTGGCCTGGTCCATGACGGTCAGCAGGTCGGTGACGAGCTCGCCCTTGAAGCGGCAGCCGAGCGGGTGCAGTTGGACCAGAGGCGTCCCGGTGGGGTTAGCCGGGTCGCGCACGATGATCCCGCCGACCGGCTTGCCGTCCTGGTCCACCTCGGGCACGGAGATCGTGATGAGGTCGCCGAGCTTGATGGTGGACGCCAGGACGAGGACCGCGGCGAACAGCTCGGCGGTGATGGCGCCAGCGACGATGTCCTCGAGCGCGACCTGGGACGCCTGACCGAGGACTGGCGCGGACGGTTCGGCGGCGCCGTCGGGGTCGCGGGCGACGAGACGGACGTAGTAGTCGGTGCTGTACTCCAGGGGTCCGCCGCCGGCGGTGGAGCGCACGTACAGCATCGTTCCAGCGAGCGTCCCTGCCAGGGTGTCGGCGCTGGGCTGAAAGTCGGGGACCGTCGAGGCGTGCACGTCGTAGGTGACGAGGTCGGCGTTGGGTACGGCCTGCCAGTTCACGACGAGCACGCCAATGAAGGACAGCACGGACGGCTCGGGCGAGAAGGGCGGCGGGTTGCCGTCGGTGATGTGGTCCGGGACCTGCTCGAGGATGTCGTTGGCGAGCGGCTTCCAGGGCCCGTCGGGCAGCTTGCGGACCTCGGTGACGCCGCCGTTGAGGCGGGTCTCGTAGGCCGGGCCCTGGGAGATGATCGAGCCCTGGTCCTTGACGACGATGCCGCCGGGGCGGGTCACGGTGCCGCGGTTGAGGACGCCGTGGGAGGATCGCATCTGCTGGCGCCAGGAGCGCAGCTCGTCGATGGTGCCCCACAACTGGCGTGCGCCGTCGCGGGTGGGGATGAGGGCCACGGACCCGCCGCCGACCTTGATGGTCGGCTTGAAGGTGTTCGCGCCGAAGTCGACGTCCCAGGCGAGCAGCACGCCGGTGATGGTGCCGCCGTCGGGCTCGGTCTCGTTCGGGTCGATCTCGAAGGTGACGGTGTCGCCCGCGTCGATCGACGCGACGACCTTGGGCATCTTGTCCAGCGCGCAGGTGATCTCCCAGACGGCGGTGCCGTTGGCGCGGTCAGCCAGGGTGGTCTGCCCTCGCTGGCCGAGCTCGACCTCGTCCTCGACGGTCGCGAACGACTCGCGCGACTCCCACGGCCCGGTGGTGGCGAGGTGCTCGGACTCGAAGGGGCCGACGATCGGTCGGGACTCCCCGGAGCCGTCGGTGACGGCCCACAGGCGGGTGGCTCCCTGGCCCTCGGCGTGGGACTTCTTTCGTGAGGCGTCGAGGATGGCGGACCCGTCGATGACCATGTCGGGGTCGGCGCGGCCGATCAGGTCGGTGGGTCCGACGCGGATCGTCTTGCGGACGCGTCGTCCCTCGTGGCCGGGCTCCCAGTCGACGTCGACGACGTAGTCGATCGAGGGGGTGGACGTCTTGTACTCCTCGAGCAGGGCGTCGAGGGTCAGGTCGACGGTGCCGTCGTAGTAGACGTCCTTGGGGGTGCCGCTGGCGGTGACGAGGACGCGGAAGTTGTGCTCGGGGCCGACGACCTGGCCGAGGATGTCTCCGCAGATGGTCGCCTCGTCGGTGTTGTACGCCTCGTAGCTGCGGACGTACACCCGGCCGAGGACGGCCGCGCCGAGCGTGGGTCCGCCGATCGTCGGGGTGGTGCCGCCGGTGTCGACGTCGGTGACGACCCACGCCTGCACGGGCGTGCCGCGGTGGACCGCGACGACGAGCCGGCGGGCGTCGTCGGGGTCGATGAGGGTGCGCCAGTCGCCGGGCGCGTCCCCGGGCGCGAAGGACCACGACCCGGCCGACTCGCCCGCGCCGGACAGGCCCTTAGCGGCGGAGTCTCCGGCCAGGGGCATCTCGGCGAGGACATCGCCGGTGACGTGGTCGCAGATGAGCCAGAGCAGGTCGTCGTCGCCGCCGAGGATGTTCGCGTCGCTCACAGCCACGTCCCGTAGGTGGTGGCGGTCGCGCGGCCGGTGCCGGCTGTGGCGGTGAGCCGCACGGTGGTGCCTCCTTGTGGGATGGGGAACCAGTTCCCGGCGAGCACGCCCCGCAGCTGCGCGTCGGGGTCGTCGAACATGCGGATCTGGCGGTTGGCGGTGTCGACGACGGCCCACGCGTTCGCGGGCAGGTCGGCGTCCAGGCGCAGGAACCGGCCGGTGGCGTCGGTGAGCGTCGGGGAGGACAGGGGGCCGTCGAGTCGGTACGTCGGCCAGGCGTCGGTGTTGCCGATGTTGTCGATGACGACGGTCCGGTCGCGGCCGATGGCGTACACGTCGGGCTCGACGGTGTAGCGCAGCGGGTCCAGCGCGAGCAGTGAGAGGTCGGCGTCGAACGTGTACGGGCTGGTGCGGTTGATCTGCACGTCGCCGTTGAGTCGCACGGTCGCGCGCCGCTCGACCTCCTCGTGGAAGATCAGCGTCGTGTCCTCGGCGGACGCCGCGGCGATGAGCCGCTGCTCGGCCGCCCACCGCTCCTCGGGCGTCTCGGCGTCGACCGCGAGGGCGAGGTTGTACTCCTTGGCCTTGCGGGTCCACTTCGGCGCCCACGCGCCGTTGCGGCGGGGCCGGTCGACGACCTCACCGCTCGTCGAGGCGGCCCCCCATCCGGAGACCGAGGTGAGCGTCCACTCCACCGAGTGCTCGTCGACGCGATCCAGTGCGAGGTCGCCGAGGGTGACCGGCCACGCGCCGAGGATCGTGCCGGCTGGGTAGTCGCTCATCAGGCCCCCGGTCGCGAGAGGATGTCGACCACCTTGGTGGCGGTCTTGGTGGTGATGGAGTCGACCGTGTCGGCCGGCATGCCGCTGTAGGTGACGCTCACGGACGGGCCACTGGTGCCCGCCTGGCGGTACTTGTCGAAGTTCCGGAGCGCGGCGGTCACGTTCGACCCGGTCGACCAGGACCCGGCCGGTCCGGTGGCGCCCGCGTCGGTGTACTCCATGCCCGCGTACACGGCGGCGTCGGTCGCAGCCTTCTTGAGCTGGTTCTGCAGGTCGTTGATGACACCGATGCCGCCGGAGGCGAGCAGGCTCTTGCCGGTGAAGATGGCGTCGGTCGACGGGCCAGCGTTGATGAACTCGCTGAGGATCGGCCCTCGCAGGCCGGCGGCGATGAGCGCCTTGACCACCGCGCCCCACTGGGTCGTCGTGGCGACGGCCTTGCGCAGGTTCGCGGTGATGCCGCCCGCGGTCTTGAAGGACGCCGAGCTGATGGACCCCAGCCCGATGCCGATGTTCTTGACGTTCGTGGCCCGCTCGATCGCGGCGTCCTGCGCAGCCCGGTACGCCTCGGCGGCGGTCGTGGCCTTCTCCTGCGCGGCCGTCTGCGCCGCCAGGGCAGCCGTGCGGGCCTTCTCCGCGGCCGTGAGCTCCTTGGCCTGCTTGGAGGTCTCCAGGCGCTTCTTCTCGGCCTGCAGGCGGCGCACCAGCGCCAGCTCGCTCTTGAGCTCGTTGCGGTTGCGGAGCGCCTGGTCCAGGGCTCGCTTCGCGTCGCGCTTCTGGGTCGACGTCTTGGCGTTCGACAGCCGATAGCGGGCGTTCGCCACCCGGGTCTCGGCCGAGGACAGCGACGTCTTGAGCGCCTTCTCCGAGCGCCGGCCCTTGAGGGCGCGGCTGATGTCGCCGATGCGCTGCTGGCCCGTGTACGCCCGGGCGCGCGCCAGCTCCAGGCGCCGGTTCGCAGCGGCCACGTTGTTGCCGGCGCTGCTGAGCTTGGACTGCGCGGCCACGTACTGCTGGCGCAGCTGCTCGGCCGAGGCCGGGTCGGTGTTCATCTGCTGGGTCAGGAACCCGCTGGTGATCGCGGCGCCCTTGCTGAGGGTCAGGGCGGTGCTGGGTGCGAGCAGGGACTCGCGGCCCTTGCTGCTGAGCTTCGTGGCCATCTTGTTCGCGGCCGACAGCTTGCGGGCGGTGATGACGCGACGCTCGAGCGAGCGGGTACGGCGGCGCTGCTGGGTGAGCTGGCGGCGCAGGGCCGAGCGGCGTGCACGGTCCTGGCTGCGCGCGATGCGGCGCGCGAGCAGCTTCTCGCGGCGACGCGAGGCCCGCAGGCGCGAGGACAGCGACGGCGGACGCTTGGGCTTGCGCTTCCCGCCGATCCCGCCGAACGGGTTGACCTTGCTCAGCAGCGCCCGGCCACCGCGCAGGACGCCACCCTTGAGCATGCGGGTGACGTTGCCGATCGAGAACCACGAGTCCTTCGGCGCGCCGCTCAGGCCGACCTTGCCGACCAGGCCCTTGAGCCGGTCCAGCGGCGAGGGGCCCGCCTTGCCCATCTTCGCCCCGCGCAACCAGGCGAGCGTCGCCGCACGGTTCGACGGGGTGCCCGGAGCGTTGCGGGCGATCTCGAAGTGCAGGTGGTCGCCCGTGCTGTTGCCGGTGGAGCCGACCAGGCCGAGCCTCGTGCCAGCACCGACCATCGCACCGGCGCGCGTGAGGACCTTGCTGGCGTGCCCGTAAATCTGCAGCAGCCCGTCCGCGCCGCGCACGAAGATCGCCTGGCCGAACCCGCGACCCCAGCCGGTGTACTCGACCCGGCCGCGCGAAGCCGCCATGATCGGCGTGCCGCCGGCAGCGGCGATGTCGATGCCGGAGTGGCCCGGGTAGTTGGCCGACAGGGTGCGGGTGTTCGCGGGCCACTGGCGCGACAGCTTCGTCGCCGCGCCGCCGGTGTGCCGGTGGGGGTGCGCACGGCGCGCGGTGCCACGTCCGCCCTGCCCGCCTCGGGAGGCCATGCCCCGGTCCGAGAGCTCGGCGGTGGTGTTCGTGTTCATCCGGCCGACGGGCGGGATGCGCTTCCCGCCGATCTTGGAGGTGACCGAGTTGACGGCGTTGATCAGCCGGTTCACGACGTTGTCGATGACCCAGTTCACGGGCTTGGCCATGATCGCCTTGAGGCCGTCCCAGCGGGACTTGATGCCTCGCACGACGTTGCCGATCGCGGACGGAACCTTCGACAGCGCCCGTCCCAGCCACGGCAGAGTCCCGACGACGCCACGACCGAGGCCGACGAGCAGGTCCTTGCCCGACTGCACGAGCCACTTCCCCGAGCCGGCGTACATCCGGAAGATGCCGGTCACGAAGCCGCGCGCCCGGGCGAGGTTGCTGGTGACGCCCTTCGCGATCCAGTCGCCCGCACGGAACAAGCCGTAGCGGAAGAGGTCGCCCAGCCGCATAGCGAACTCGGCGCCCCACCGCTTGAGCGCGGGGAACGCCCCACGGAGTGCCCCGAGAAGCCTGCTCGCGATGCTCGGCCCGAACCATCCCATGCCGTTGCGGAACCCGAGGTAGAGGTTGCGGACGAGCTCGCCTGCGAAGCCGAGCGCAGAGCGGCCGGCCGTTCGGAAGCCCTTCGCGAGCCACACGACCAGCGGGCCGACGAGCGGGATCTTGCCCACGACTCGCCCGATGGGAGCGAGGAGCTTCGAGGGGGCGAGGACAAGCGTCAGCGCGGAGATCAGCGCGATCTCCCAGTTGTCGGCCAGCACCTTGAAGAGGTCGAGCGGGTTGTACGACAGGATGCCGAGCGCCAGGCCGGTGACGAGCGGGACGGCGGCCCGTCCGAACTCGATGCCGAGCCCGGCCCAGTCGACCTTCTTGGCCACCTGGCCGAAGCGCGCGGTGAGGTCCTTCGCGAGGCCCCCCAGCTTGCCGAGGCCCACGCCGATGCCGGCGGCGAGCTTGGTGCCGAACGCCTCGCCGTCGAACTTGTCGGTGTCGAGGGTGAAGCCGCCGAGGCGCTTGCCGACCTTCTTGAGATTGCGCACGGCGTCGCGGGTGAAGTTCCCGAGGGCCGTGCCGACGACCATGGCCTTGTCCTCGAGCGGGCCGAGCTTGTCAGTGATGCCCTGGATCCCGCCGCGGACCTGCGGGAAGAACCCAGACAGCAGGTTCGCGCCCACGCGGCCGAGGGCGGCCTTCATGTTGGCGAACGCGCCCGACATCGTCTTGCCCGACTCCTGGGACGCGCCACCGAGCCCGGAGCGCATCGCCGAGGAGAACGCCTTGAAGTCGATCTGTCCCTTCTGGGACAGCTTGTAGACGTCCTCGGCGGAGATCCGCAGCTGCTTGCTGAGCAGCTGAACGATGGGGATGCCCTTGTCGTTGAGCTGGTTGATGACGTCGCCCTGCACCTTGTTCGAGGCGGCGACCTTATTGAAAACCCCTCCCATTTCCGAGAGCGGGACCTTCGCGATCGTGGCGGCGTCGGCGACGAGCTTGAGGTGTCGAGTCAGCTCGCGACCCGGCTTGATGCCGGCGGCGACGGACGAGGCGGCGATCTTGCCGGCGTCGGCCATGCCGAACGCGGTGCCCTTCACCGAGGCGAGGGCGTTGGCCATGATCTTGTCGACGGCCTTCGCGTCGTGGCCCAGGCCGGTGAGCGAGGCGCGGGCGTCCTCGATGCCCATGAGCCGGGAGATGCCGCCCTTGATCGCGAACCCGGCGGTGATCGCCGTGGCCACGCCGCCGACCTTGATGGTCTTCTTGAGCGTGGAGGTGATCCCGCTGCCGACCTTGCGCATCCCAGAGCGGGTGCTCTTGTCGAAGTTCTGGGTGAACGCTCCCCCGGACTTCGTGGCCTCGCGCCCGACGGACGTCTGGAAGCCGCGCATGTCCGGGACGACCGGCACCATCACTCGTCCCGCGGTGAATCCGGACATGGAGAATCACCGCCGTTCGGGCGTCGGAGGGCTTACCCTCGGGGAATGTTCGACTTCTTCGGGGACTGGCTGAACTGGGTCAACGCCAACGACGACGGGTCGCCTCTGATCTGGCTTGGCTTGGTGGTGGCGTCGCTGCTCGCTGCATTCGTGGTCATCACCGTGGTGTTCGCGGTGATCGTCGTGGGCCTGACTGCGCCGTTCACCGCATGGGAGAAGCGGAAGCGTCCTGAGCGTCACGCCGCATCGCGCGCAGCCTTCGAGCGCCACATGGCCGAGCAGGCGGAGAAGAAGGCCGCGCGCCGCTCACTGGGCTAGCTGGTTCGCGAACAGGATGCTGCTGGCGCGGGTGAGCGCCTCGTCGCTGCGGTGACGCCAGTACCGATCCGCAGCCGTGTCTGGCGGCGGGATGGGGTTGGGCTTGTACTTCTCCGCCGCGACCGCGAGGGACTGCTCGAGCGTGCTGTGGATGCGCATGAGCAGGACGTTGGTCTCGTCGAAGTGGCGGACGCTGGGTCGCCACTGGACGCTCCGCGCGGGGGCGTCCGGGTCGAACGCGTCGGGGTCGTCGGCTTGGGCCTGGCCGATGTGGCTGGCGCGCGGGAGGCCGTCGACGACGTTGAGGATGTAACGGAAGCGGCGCTCCCGCCAGAGCTGACCGAGGTCCATGCCCCGGTCGGCGAGGTCACGCTCGATGGCCTCGCCGTACCGGCGCATGAGTGCCCTCAGTCGGCGGTAGGCCCCAGGCCGTAGTGCTGCTGCACCTTGGCGGTGAACGCCTGCATGGCGCCGGTCTTGATGACCTTCGCGCCGAGGATCTTCTCGTGGTCCTTGGGGAACAGGAGCTTGATCATCTCGATCGTGCCGGCCTCCTCGAAGGCGCGGAAGTCGAGGTCGAGCGGGTCGACGGCCTGGTAGGGCTGGCCGCCGATGGTGGCGACGAACGGCTTGACCTCGGCCTCGCGCTCCCAGGCGTCGAAGTTGAAGTCGACGGCCAGGTCGGTGGGCGTGCTGTTGCGGGTGGTGGTCATGGCGGGCTCCTTGAGGATGGGTGTTGCGGGTGGACGGGTGGGTCAGGCGTTGTCGTCGGCGACGAGCGCGGCGACGAGGTCGGCCTTGTTGCCGGTCGAGGGGATCTGGTTGTCCTCGGCGCGGGTCTTGTTGCGGTCGGCGATCTCGTCCTTGAGCTCGGCGACCGTGGCGGCCTCGTAGATGTCGGCCGGATCGTCGGCGGCCGGCGCGAGCTCGGTGAGCTCGTAGCCGTCGGCGAGGTAGTCGAACTTCACCGACTCCAGCGACGTGTACACGTCGCCCTTGCCGGGCTTGGTGAGCTTGTAGCGGTCGGACATGGCTGCTCCTGGGGTGACTGGCGGGCCGTGAGGTAGAGGGAGCGGCGGCCGGCCCGCCTGGACGCCGCCGCTCCCCGTCTGTGGGTCAGGCGCCCGTGCCGAAGCCGGCGGCGGCCGGGTCCCAGTTGCCGCCGATCCACTCGGCCGTGGAGTAGCCGAGGACGGAGTCCTTGTAGGCGGTGAACGTCAGCTCGACCGACTGGGAGTCGTCCTCGTTCTGCCATGTCTCCTCGCCGGTCTCGGTGACGCGCGCACGAGCGAACTGGCGCACGCGGTACCGCTCGCCGGACGCGCCCTGGTCGACACCGATGGCGACGAGGCGCATCTGGCGCAGGCGCGGGCGGACGGGCTCGGTGAGCTCGACGATGCCGGACGCGTCGGCGGTGACCGCGGACAGGTCCATGTGCTTGATGAGGCCCAGGGTGGTCTTGTTGACCTCCTGGACGGTGGTCGTGAGCGACTTGGTGATGGACTTGACGTCGCTGCGGCCGGGCTCGGCCTCGCCGCCGGAGCGGACCTCGCTGATCTCGAGCTCGCGGGCCCAGGACAGCATGTCCTCGGTGACCTTGCCGAGCTGGCTCCAGCCAGCCGGGAGGGCCTTGAGGCTCTTGCCGTCGGTGCTGAACACGTCGGTCTTGGTGAGCGCGGCGACGCTGGTGGGCGCGACGGCGACGATGCAGCCGAGGGCCTTCCAGAGGTTCTCGTTGCTGGCGGTGCGGAGGTCGTCGAAGGTGGGCATGGGGTGTCCCCTTTCAGAGGGCGGTGAGCCCCGCAGTGGGGCGAGGAGGCGGCGGGCCGGTCAGGGGGCGACGGGGTCGTGGTCGTGTCGCAGGTGGTGGCGGGCGGTGAGGGTCCAGGTGGAGCTCAGGACCCGGGTGGACTCGCTGACGGCACGCTCGCTGAACAGCGACTCGCAGTTCGTGTCGTCGACGTACACGCGCCCGATGCGGAAGTGGCCGCGGAGCAGTCGTGCGTCGATCTGCTCGGCGACGGCCCACATCTCGGCGTAGCGGGCGGCGTACACCTCGATGACGACGCGCGGGTCGGCGCTGAGGTCGTCCTGCAGGCCGCCGGTCTGGGAGACCCGGATGACGGCGCCGCGGGCCTTCATCTCCTCCTGCAGGCCGGACCAGCCACGCGTGGTGGCGTAGCCGAGGTCGTCGAGGGAGGTGGCGAGGTCGGACTCGATGTTCACGACGACCGCTTCCGGCCGCGGGCGGCGTTGAGGTGGTCGGCGGTCTGCGCGAGCGTGTGGTGGTGGTCGAACTCGACGGCAGCGGCGTGCTCGGAGTCGTTGTAGAGCATGGCGCCTGCGGTCTCGGCGCGGCCGGTCTCCTCGGTCACGCCGAAGGAGTCGCGGTACTCGCCGGTCTCGACCGGGGCGATGGACTCGGCGTACCGCTTGCCGACGTGCGCCGTGGCGACGAGCGCGGCCTGCAGGCCGGGGTCGGTCTTGGCCCACTTGCCCAGGCCGATGCGGTCGGGACGGTAGCGCGCGCGGGGTCTGGCCATCTCAGTGCACTCCTGCCTGGTGGTCGCGGATCGCGCGCTCGAGCTTGATGGTGGCCATCAGGGGGTGCCGCCGCGGCGCTGGTTGAGCAGGGTGCGTGAACCGGCTTCCCATCCGGTGATGGGGTGCTTGATCTGCCAGGGTCGGCCCTGCACGAAGTAGGGGTCGGTGCGCTCGTCGTCGCTCTTGAGGTAGACCGTGTCGGTCTCCTCGATGTCGATGCCGTAGGCGCCGAGCATGACGAAGTCGGCGTCGACGGTGGTGCCGTTGATGGCCTCGTCGACGGCGGCGTCGTAGATGCAGACGCCCTCGATCTCGTGCTCGGTCTCGGCGGTGGGGTCGCCGTGCATGTCCCGGCCGCCGGGTCGCACGACCACGATGGCCTGGCCGTAGCGGAACGGGGCGATACTCACGGCTCGTCGTCCTCGAGCTCGTACAGGGGCCCGCGGTCAGCGTTCAGGTCCGAGCCGCAGGAGCAGGTGTCCGAGCCGAAGTTCCGGTCGCAGAACATTGAGTGCTGGCTGTAGCCGTCGGGCGCGGTGTTGATGGAGAACGCCTTGCCGGCGGACGGGCTCTTGCAGACCTTCTGCAGGTCGGTGATCTCCGAGGGCCACAGCGCGCCACGACGCCCCTGGGAGGTCTGCGTGAGCGCGAAGGGGCCGGCGTTGACCTGGGTGTTCGCGCCGGTGCCGGCGTCGTTCCACCGCAGGACGATGCCGCGCAGGATGGACCGCGCGGCGGCCTTCTGTCGGTCGTCCAGTGGCTTGTTGTCGTCGAACAGGCAGCGGGCGGCCAGCCACGCCTGGGCCTCCGCGTCCTCGATCAGCTCCACGGCCGTCGCCTCGGTGAGGGTCGGGAAGTCGTCGGGGTCGAGGAAGGTGCCCATGGCTGGCCGCCCGTCTGCTCAGTTGCCGCCGTCGCCGGCCGCCGCCTGCTTGGCGTCGTCGGCGTCGAGCGCCTCGATGAGGTCGGGCTTGTTGCCCTCGCTCGGGATCTTCGCGTCGTCCTCGCGGTCCGCGTTGCGCTCGGCGATCTCCTGGCGGAGCTCGTCGACCTTCTTGGACGCGTGCGGGGACGTGGGGGCGTCAGGCTTGCCCGACGTCTTCTGCTCGTCCTTGGCCGGCTTGTAGCCGGTCGACAGGAGGCGCTTGGCCTTGGCGTCGTCGACGTTCACGACGACGCCCGTGGGGCTCTTGAGGCGGGGCATCAGGCCGCGTCCTCGATGACCGCGAACTGGTCCGCGAAGACGTGCCAGGCGAAGATGACCTCCGCGCGGAACAGCACCTCGTTGTGACCGGCCAGGTCGCGCCCCGTGTTGTCGGGGTCGCCGAACTCGAGCATCCGGAAGGGGAACGTGCGCTGCACGCCCCAGCGGATGCCCTGGTCGAAGTTGCCGATGATGGCGCGGACCTTGTTGTCGGCCGCGTCGCCGTCCTTGGGCTTGCCGGAGACGGTCGACGAGATCGAGGCGCCCAGCCCCTCGACGGCCGAGACGTCGACGCCGAGGCCGAGCTCGGGGTACTTCTTGCGGCCGTCGTTGTAGCGGGCCGTGGACATCGTCCAGGCGAACGAGGGGTCCAGGGCCGCACCGGTGGGCCGGAAGCCGTCGGCGATGACCAGGCCGGCGGCCTGCTCGATGAGCAGGTCGGCCTTGGGGTCGGCGCCGATCTCCACACGGTTGGTCGTGGTGTTCAGGTAGTTCGTCCACGACGTGATCGCGGTCCCGGTGCGGGGGTTGATCCGGTAGTAGGCGCCGAGGTCGAGGGCGCGGGACAGGGCCCGGGCGCACTTCTCCTCGAACTTGTCCATGACGCCGAGCTGGTAGTCCTCGTCGGCGATCAGGAACTCGTCGCTCGTGCGGAAGTTGACGACGGCCTTGTGGGGAACGGCCGTGACGTTGTCAGGCTTCGCCGAGTCGCCGCCCTTGGGTGCCTGCTGCTCGACGAACTCGGCGGTGAGGTCGTCGTCGAAGGTGACGATGGTGACGTCGCCGAACCGCATGGGCTCGGACGGGGACAGCGCCGAGATGGTGCTGCCGGTCTTCGTCTTCTCGACGATCCCGTCGACGATCTGGGGAGGCAGGGTGACGTCACCGCTGCCGATGGTCGTGGTGGCCATGGGAGGTGCTCCTTGGGGTGAGGGGTCAGCCTCGATCGGTCAGCTGGCGCAGGAAGCTGCGCCGGCCGGAGTCGTCGGCTGTGGTGGTGGACGTCGCTGCCTCGCGGGTCACGACGTTGCTCTTCTTCTTGCGGTCGTCGGCCTCGCCCAGCAGGGCCTTCACCTGTCGGAGAAGGAGCTCGGGCTCGGTCGCGGTGAGGAACAGCTCGGCCTTGTCCTCGTCGATGCTGTGCAGCTCGATGAGGTGGTCGCGCAGGGCGGTGGCGACCTTCGCGGGGACGGTCGCGAGCTCGGCGGTCGCCTTGGCGGCCTTGTCGTTGGCCTTCTCGACCTCGGACTTGTTGGCCTCGGCGATCTTGTCGAACTCCGATGCCTTGGTCTTCATGTCGTCGTAGTCGGCGAACTGGGCGCGGATGTCCCGCTTCTGGTTCGCCAGCAGGGCGTTGACGGCCTTCTGCTGCTCGTCACTGAACTGGACCTTGGCGTCGTCGCCCGCACCGGACGTGGTGCTCTTCGTGCCGTCCGTGGTCGTCGTGTCGGTGGTCGTATCGGACATGAGTGCTGCTCCTTGATGGGCCGCTCATTGACCGCTGAGCGTGGGCGTAGACCCGGCCGTTGCCGGGTGGTCTGTGGGCGTCAGGTCAGCTGACGCAGGCGTTCGCGCAGCCGGTCGAGCTGCTTGGTGCGCCAGTCCGAGTCGGGCAGGCCCTCGGTGATGGTGAGCTGCTTGCGGATCTGCTCGACCGTCATGGACTCGAAGCCGTTCGCGCCCGGCTTCGATGGGCTCGTCGACGGGGCGAGGCTGGCGCCGGCTGCGCGGTTCGCGAGGTACTCATCGAGCAGCGGTGCGGGGTCGTAGGGCAGCTCGTCGTCGTTCCAGACGACGACGGCCTGGCAGTCGCACTCGTCGTGGTACTTGGCGCCGTCGGCGCGGTAGAGGGCCTTGTCGCGGGAGGTGTACGCGGCGCCGCGTGAGGCGAGCATCCGGCACCAGCGGCACGTCTCGCCGACCGGCATGCGTGCCCACCCGGGGCGTGAGGGGTCGCGCTCGGCGTTGTCGAGGATGGTGTCTCGCCCGACCTGTTCGACGTGTCGCTGCAGGCTCCCGTCGAGGCGGTCCAGCGCGCCGACGGTGTCGCCGTCGAACAGCGGTTGCACGGCCCACTCTGCGGACTTCGCGACCTGCTCGACGTTCACGTTCGTGCTGGCTCGGGCCCTGTACCGCTCGGTGGGGATGTCGGAGTCGGCACGCAGCTCGTCGTAGAAGTCGGCGGCGACCACGGCTGCCATGGGCCCGTAGGTCTGCACGAGCGCGGGGAGCAGCTCGGCCATGACCGTCTTGACGGCCACGGGATCGTTCAGGTCGACGCTCTTCCATGCCTCGCGCAGGTCTCGCTGCGCGAGCGTCGCCACGCGACGCATGTCTGCGGAGTAGTCGCGCGCTCGCTGCTCGGCAACCATCACTCACCCTGCGCGGGCACGGCCTGACGCAGGGCGGCGAGGCGGCGAGCGGCGTCCAGGCGGGTCTTCTCGTCCATCGCACGGTCGATGAAGTCGCGGTCGAACCCCATCAGCTCGAGGCCGAGCTCGGACTCTGCGAGCCAGGGGAACTTGTCGAGCGTCTTGGAGCCGGCGTCGGCCTGCGCGGCGGACACCTGCCGGCGGACCTCGCCGAAGTCGGCGCGGATCTTGCGCCACTCGGGACGCAGCTCGGTCTCCTGGTTCTTCATCCGCAGCGCGTGCTGCATGGTCCGCTGCCAGGCCGGCGACCAGCCAGCGGCCGTCCGGCGGGCGACGCGCGACAGGTTCTTCGCGCCCTTGTCGCGCGAGCCTTCCGACGTCGGGTTCGCCTCTGGCGACAGGCCGAGGTCCTCGAGCGAGATCGACGTCTCTCCGGCGAACAGCACGGCCTGCTGACGCAGCTGGGACATGTGCGGCTCCTGGGAGCCGGCGGAGAACTCCTTGACGTCGGCGCGCGGGTTCTCCGCGTCCTCGTCGTCGGGAATGGCCCAGACCTCATCGAGCGCGGCCTGCCACATCGGCTTGGGCGTGCCGTCCTCGTTCTGGAAGACGGTGGAGTCTGCGCCGAGCAAGACCCGCTGGGCGAGGCTGTACCGCTCGGCGGTCACCTCGCTGCGGATGACGGTGCGCACGGCGGCCGCGGAGTGGGAGATGACGGCGCGGGAGATCCGCGACGTGCCGAACTCGCGTCCGAGGCGGGGCGAGTAGACCAGCGGTTCGACGGTCAGGCCGTAGGAGTGGGCCCGGCGATCGACGACCCACTTCTCACCGCCCTTGGTCATCGTCACGTTCAGGTTCGGCAGGTAGAGGACCATCTCGGTCGGCGTGCCGTCGGGCTTGGAGTTGATGATCGAGAGGAACGAGTCGAGCGCGCGGCGGCGCTTGTTCCACTCGCCGGTTCCGTTGAGGGCGTCCTTGGCGGTGATGAGCACGTCGGGCTCACCGGACTGCTCGTCTCCTTGGGTGGCGATGAGGAACGAGCAGGCGTGGACCAGCGACGAGAGACCAGCCTGGGGAGCCTCGTTCGCGAGGTAGTTGTCGTCCCAGATTTCCGTGATGCCCAGGCTGTCCGCTGACGTGCCGGACGGGGTGATGAACCCGTCGAGGCCGCACTGGTCGTTGAGGACGTCGCACGCCTTGGCGGGCCACCCGAGCACGATGGGGATGCGGCGCAGGTACGGCGGGAGCTTGATGCCGACGTCGCGCTGGGCGTTCTTCCCGTCGTAGAGGGCCGCGCGCTTGAGGTTGCGGGGCCGCTTCGCGTTGAGCTGCACGAGCAGCTGGTCGAGGGTGTTCTGCTCGTCGTGGGTCAGGTCGGGGACCCGGATGGTCTTGGCGCGACTCATGCGGACACCGCCCTTCTGCCACTGGTGCGTCGGCCGTCGCCTGACGGCTGCTTCTTGAGGGTGAGCCCGAACCGGGCGAGGGTGATGGCGCGGACCGCGGTGACCCCGTCGGAGTCGTCCTGCGGGTCCCACTCCCACTGGCCGGCCTTGCCGACCAGCTTCTTGCGGGCCACGGTGAGGCCGTCCTCGATGACCTTCTGCCCGAAGTGGGTGACCGTCCTGGACTGGACGTCGTTGTAGAGCCCGCCGCACGCGCGGGCGCTGTCGGACTGGCTGATGACGTTGACGAGGATCTTGTTGGCGCGCAGCTCGTTGACGAGCGCCGCGGCCGGGTCGCGGGAGTCGATCGCGACGCGCACCTTGCGGCCGTTGCGCTTGCGGGCGACGAACCAGTCGATGATCTTGCGGGAGTCGTCCATCCGGCCGTAGCCGTCGGCGGGCAGGTCGAGGAACCGCTTCTCGCCGTCGGCGATGGCGACGCCGATGAACGCCATGCGCTCGGGCGAGACGGCCAGGGAGTAGTAGCCGACGAACCCGGTCGGCGGCGCGTCGACCGCGAGGTCGCGCCACGCGTCGAGCGGGATGACGGCCATGGTCTCGGCGCTGGCCCACATGCCGAGGCGCTCCCGGCTGAACCCTGCCTCGGACAGGCCGTCGGGCGGCAGCTCGTCCTCGATGACGCTGCGCTGCAGCCGGAGGCCGAGGGAGGGGTTGGTGGACGCCCACGTCGCCGGGGCGTACAGGTCGAACACGGCGCGCTCGTCGACCGACCACTCGATCCACGACAGGCGCTTGTTCTTGCCGCTGACGCCACCGGCGCGCACGCGGGAGAAAACCTCGCCTGGCGAGGTTGGGCCAGGTGGGGTGCCGGTCAGGATCGTCTGCGGGTTGCCCAAAGGGGCGGAGGAGATCGTCGACTGTAGGGCCTCGAGCTGCTCGTCGGTGAGCTCCTGCGCCTCGTCGAGGACCAGGACGTCGACAGTGTAGCCACGTCCGGAGCCGCGGGAGCGGGCGACGAACTCGATCGCGCCGCCCGCGCGGACAAAGCGGCCGTCCTCGTCGTAGCTGTCCTTGAGCACGATGGCCTCTTGGCCGTTCGTGTTGCGGACTTCCTTGACGAGCGCATTGAGGTCGGGGTACTTCGCGGCGGGGTCGTTGGCAGACTCGCCGAAGAAGTGCTTGAGCCGCTGGAACGCCTTGCGCGCCGTCTTGACCTCGTGCGCGGTATGCAGGAAGCGCTCACCGAGCGCGACCATGCCGTACAGCTCACGGACCTCGATGACGCCGTTCTTGCCGTTCTGGCGAGGCACCGAGAGACCGCAGCGGCCGGCCGCCCACTTCCCGTCGACCTTGCGGCCGAGCCAGTCGTGCAGGACGAGGATCTGCCACGGGTCCGGCGTCAGGCCGTAGGAGGTGGCCAGGAACGCGGCGTCGTCAGCCTCAGACCACTTGATCGTCTTCGGCTGCAGGTGGACCCTAGGTTCCTGACTCCCTGTCAGCACGGCGGCGCGCGAGCTCATCGAGTGGCGAACCCTTCTTCTCGGCGGGCTGACCCGCAGCGGCCGGCGAGCCCTTCGCGGGCTTCGCGGCGCTCGTCTTGGCCAGCGACTCGAGCAGGGTCTTGAAGGTGGTCTGCTGCTGGCGGGCCTCGGAGAGGACGGAGGAGAACTCGACCTTGGCGTGGATGTTCCGGTCGCCGGTCACCTCGTCCTCCAGGTCGAGGCTGAGGCGGAAGGACATCAGGTTGAGCACGCCCTTGCCGGCGATGATCGAGTCCAGCTCATCGAGCCGGTCGGCGAGGCGGCACGCCTCCAGCGCGAGCACTCCGTCGGCTGTGGTGAGGTCGCGGCCGAGGGCCTTCCAGAGGCTCGCGCCGCGCTCGTGCAGGCCGTCGGGAGTCGTCACGGCTTCTGCACCTTCGCGATGTCGACCGGGATGAACCGCCGGTACTCGACCGACGCGGCGACCTGACATCCAGACGCCTGACACTCGAAACGGATGACCGTGATCTCGTAGTCGCCCTCCCATGTGGCGCGAGTCCCACGCCACTGCATCGGGCTGTGGCACTCGGCGCAAGGAAGCGCGTGCAGGGCATCGCTGACGTCCATCGCGCCCTCCTGACGAGCTCGGGGGGATATAGGCCCTATGCGCGGAGAGGGCCCCGCGTGGGGTGGGTGGGGGACCCTCCCCCTGGTGGCCTGCGGTCGCGCTGGGCGGGCCGTGGTGGGGCCTGTGGTGGCCGTGAGCCGGTGCTCAGTAGTCGCGGGCCTTGCGGACCTGCGGGGGGCCTGTGAGCGTCTTGCCGCGGCTGCCGTCGCCCCGCTGGATATTGCATCGCCTGTGCGCGAGCCTGCAGTTCGATCGCAGGGTGGCTGAGCCGCCCTTGGTGACCGGGATGATCTCGTCGACGCTCTTGGCCCATGGGTGCGGCTTGCCGGTTGATGGGTCGATGTAGGGAATGCTCTTGTCGACCTCTACGCCGCAGATCGCGCAGTGCGTCTCTTCGGCGTACACCTGGGCGGTGACCTGGCGTCGTCGGTGGCCGTTGCTCTTGCGGGGGTTGGCCTTGGGGTTGGGGTTCCTGGCCATGCGCGGGCTCCGACGTGGCGGCGGCGGTGGGTGCTGGGCCCGACGGCTGGTCGACCTGCGCCGTGG